TATTAGCTGATGACCAAATAACTATGACAGTTGATCAAGGTTCATACTTTGCTTTTAAAGTAGATGATATTGAAGAAAGACAATCTCATGTAAACTTTGAAGCTCTTGCAACCTCTTCAGGTGCATATTCATTAAAGAAAAACTACGACTATAATGTATTGAAGTTTATATACGACAATGCTACAGATGGTACGGGTGCAGGAACTGACTCATCACCAATTGATGGTGATGCGGCTGTAGATACTTTAGCAAATTTAGTATCAACACTTAAAAAGAACCTGGATAAAAATGATGTGCCAGAAGAAAATAGATGGTTAGTTGCACCACCTGAATTTTTTGAGCAATTAAGAAAAGCAGGCGGAAAACTATCTGACCAATCAGTAATGAACGATGGTGCTGCATCACAAATCAGAAATGGTAAAGTCACAGACAGACCATTATTTGGTTTTAATATGTATTCATCAAACGCTATTGCTGTATCAGGTGGAAGTGTTGCGTCAAATACTTTTGGATCTGCTGGATCTAATGAGTATGCTTTCGTATACGGACACATGTCAGGAGTTGCGACTGTAAATCATATAGCTAAAACTGAATTAATCAGAGACCCTGATTCATTCGCAGACGTTGTCAGAGGACTACACGTTTTTGGAAGAAAAATTCTAAGAAGCGAAGCAGTTCAAAGAGGCGTTATAACAATAGGTTAATTAGGAGGATAATAGAGAACTATGGCTACTTATGACTTAACAGCAGCTGGTGGAACTACTGGACATCCGTCTAATGGTAGAACACCTTATTTAGTTGAAAATACAATTGACGTAGCGGCAATCAATGGAGACTCTGGAGCAGCAGCAAATGATGTTCTTAGAGTTCTTGATATCCCTGGAGAAACTTTAATCATGGAAGCTGGAATTGAGGTAATCACTGCATTATCTTCTTCAGTAACTCTTGATTTAGGTATCACAGGTGGTGACGTTGACAGATACGTTGATGGAGATACTAACGCTACAGGATTCTCTGCACCAACAGCTACAGCTAGAACTATAGTTGCAAGTGCAGATACTTTAGACGTATTAGTACTATCAGCAAATGCAACAGCGGGTAAAATCCGTGTATTTGCAGTACTATGTGATGTATCAGGTATTGATGAAACTGACAGAAATACAAGTACTCAGCAAGACACAGCTGTGTAATTTGTTTAATATTAGAGGGGGCTATATGCCCCCTTTAACTAATACCCCTTATAACATTTAGGAAATATATGACTATTCATGATTTAACAAAAAAAACTAATGCAAGCACAGGCCAAAGAATTATTAAATTAGGAAGTAATAATGATATGAGGGTTGATTACTTAGAAAACAAAATTAACGATCAAGAAAAAAAACTTGATAAAATATTAGAGTTATTACAAAATGGCAACAACTTACCTAACACTGACAAATAGAGTTCTTAGAGAACTTAACGAAACAGAATTAACTTCAAGTACGTTTGCCTCTAGTAGAGGTGTTCAGACTGCTATTAAAGATTTTGTAAATAAAGGTATTCATGATATCTATAATGAGACAGGTGAGATACCTTTGTTATATTCAAGAACATCACAAGATTTAACTGTCGGTGACAATGAATATAATTTTCCTGCTGATTTTAGAAAAGCAGATATGGACTCATTTGTTTTAAAACCAAAAGAATTAGTAACTAATGGTGAGTTTGAATCTAATATAACTAGTTGGACAACTGGAGATGGATCCCCGTCACATACAACTAGTGGTAATGGTAGATTAAATTTAAATGATGCAGCAGCATATCAAGCTATCAGCACTACAGTTAATAAAGAATACAAAATACAAGTTAGAGTTTTAAGCCCTAACAGTTCAACAAGTGGGTTAATTGTTAGAGTTGGAACGTCTGCAGGTGGAACACAAAATTTAAATACAACACAGGCTGTAACTAATTTTAGAGAAGGTGCTATACTAAATACAACATTTACAGCTACAGCACAAACATCATATATTTATGTAGAATCAGATGGTGTACAACTTGATGTAGATTATGTAAGAATATCTAGAAATGATATATCACTTAGAAAATTAGTTTATATATCATATGATAATTATTTACAAACTTACAAAGTAACTGATGATACAAATAATAAAGGTAATTACTCAGCACCAATAAGAGTTTATATATTACCTGATCATTCTGCATTTGGTGTAAGCCCAAGACCAAATACTAGTGAATATACAGTACACTATGATTATTACACTACACATACAGATTTATCTGCACATGGTGATAATATGAGTTTACCTGATAGGTTTAGTACACTGATTGTAGATAGAGCTAAGTATTATACTTATATGCTTAGATCAGATCCGCAACATGCACAATTAGCTGATAGAGATTTTCAAAGAAAGTTAAGATTATTAAAAGTAGACTATGCTACTAAAAATGATTATATGCGTAGTGACACAATTGCAGAAAGTATTGCTACAAATATAGGAGGCAGAGTAGCGTAATGGTTATGGAATTTAAAGATAAAAAAATACAAGAACCAGAAGATAACATGAGATATGCTGAAAAGAAAGCTGTCAGAATGATGAATAATGGTTTAAATAATAAAGATGATTCTAATTTATTAAAAAAAGAAAAAAAAGATTTTGAATTATTAAAAACAAAAGAAGCCAAAAGTGATACATTTGGTCCACTAACAAATAGCGAAACAGAAAGATTACAAAATTTATCTATAAAAAGAGAAAAAGATAAAGATGCCAACTACTGATTTAATATCACCTTTTGTAGTAAGTTGTGCTGGGGGTTTAACATTGAACAAAGATGTGTTTTCAATGTCTCCTGGTGAAGCTCTTATATTACAGAATTTTGAGCCTGATATAAAAGGTGGATATAGAAGAGTTGGTGGTACAGCATTATTTAATACTACTATAGTACCAGATGGATCTAGTAATACTAGTAAAGTAGTAGATTGTTCGATAGTATTTAATGGACAGATTATTGTTGCAAGAGGTGGAGATATACATAGAGGTACAACTTCTGGTAGTTTTACAACATTAACAACTGGACTAGGTACATCAACTAGAGCATACGATTTTGAAAAATTTAATTTTGATGGAACTGATAAAGTAATTATAGCAACAGGACATTCACCTGCACAAATTATTAATACGAGTTTTGCAGTTGATGTAGTAAATGCTACAGGTGGTGGAACAGCACCAACTAATCCTAAATTTGTAAAAGCATTTCAAAACCATATGTTTTATGCTGGTGGTACTAACTCTCAAGAAGTTGTATTTAGCGTACCATTTGCAGAAGATAATTTTACAACTTCTAGTGGTGCAGGATCATTTAAAGTTGACTCTGCTGTTGTTGGATTAAAAGTATTTAGAAATGAATTGATTGTATTCTGCGAAGATAGAATTTATAAATTAACAGGAACAACGTCTAGTAATTTTGCAGTACAAGAAGTTACAAGAAATATTGGATGTAGAGATGGTGGTAGTATTCAAGAGATTGGTGGTGATGTTATATTCTTAGCACCAGATGGTTTAAGAACTATTGCTGGTACAGCTAGAATTGGTGACGTTGAACTAGGATCTATATCTAGACAGATACAATCTAGAATTGATGATGTAGGATTAAACAGAATATCATCTTTAGTTATTAGAGATAAATCACAATACAGATTATTCTACCCTACAACTAGTGGACCACAAGGTTCATCAAAAGGAATTATAGGTGTATTAAAAACTAATCCTAATACAGGCAGTATTGGTTTTGAATATTCAGATATGATAGGTATTAAACCTTCATGTACGGATTCAGATTTTATTAGCGGTGTTGAAACACAAGTATTTGGTGGCTTTGATGGTTTTATTTATAAAATGGAAACTGGAAATACATTTGCTAATGGATCTACTAACTCTACAATATTAGCAGTATTTAGATCACCAGATATGGTTATGGGTGATCCAGGTGTTAGAAAATATATGCAAAGAGTTAATTTAAACTATGAGGGAGAAGGTACAACTGTATCAGCAGATCTAGCAGTTAGATATGATTATGATGATCAGAACACCCCTCAACCAGAAAAAATATCAATAACATCAGGTGGAGGTGCAGCAGTTTATGGAGTTGCCCAATACAATAACGCAACATACAATGCATCAGGTATACCTTTGATTAGACAATCAGTAGAAGGATCTGGATTTGCAGTTGCATTAAAAATTGATGATCAAAGTAGTTCAGATGCCTTTTCAATAAAAGGCTTTCAATTAGAATTTACCCCAGGAGGAAGAAGATAATGGCAGGCTATTCAGCACGACAAGCAACATACACATCAGGAGATACTATAACGGCTGCTCATTCTAACGATGAGTTTAACCAGTTATTAGCCGCATTTAATGCATCTACAGGTCATACACACGATGGCACTGCAGGTGATGGTGGCCCTGTAACTACTCTTAGAGATAGTGATGCTTTAAATAAAATACTTGTAGATACAAGTAACAATCATTTAGAATTTTATGTAGAAGTATCTTCAGCTGCTGTACAGCAGTTAAGAATACAAGATGGTGCTATAGTACCTATTACAGATAATGATATAGACTTAGGAACTTCCTCTCTTGAGTTTAAAGATTTATATGTAGATGGCACAGCACACGTTGATGCTATTAATT